TGATAGTTTTTTTTCAGCTACCTTTTCTATCTCCTCATCACTTGGTAGTTCTATTGGTTTAATTCTGTCAATAATTGGAGTATAATATTGATTAATACCTTTTAAAGCAATATCAATTGCTATCCTTACTTGTTCTTCTGTATATAGTTTCATAGGTTATAATTTAGTATACTGTTTCATCATCTAAGTGTTTAGCCATTTCTCTAAGTGAGTCTGCATGAGTTTTATCTAATATAAATTCATCCCATGCACCGTATCTGGATTTAAATCCAAATATATATTTTATACCATACTTAACACGGTACCAAAAGGACCGTCTAACTAAATGTACATGTACATATGCTTCTGGAGGGTATAAGTCTCCACCTTCATCTAAATGTATTATCATTTGATGTTCACAGCTATAACAGCTGCATAATAACAATAGTTGTTTGTCTGCCATATTATTTAGTTTTAGGTGTCCAAGCATTCATTGCTCTATCACCATGCCCTATTACGCATTTTCTGCATAAGACAGTTATCCAGCCAGATGTAATACCAAGATCTTCTTCAGATCCACAGTCTTGACAAGTTATGTCACACAAGTGCTCAGCCATTTTAATCATACCTTCCACCACTTCATCATGTCCATTTGTATAGAAGCGTAAGCCTCCAAACTTTTCTTTCATTTGAGAACATGTTACTTGAGCTGGTCTATATTGTCCGTCTTTTGTATATGAAACATGATAATCTATATAGTGTTGTATACAACCACATAGCTTATCTATAATTGGTAACCATCCTTCTGGTACACCATACCAGTTAATACCATTAGGATTACCATTATATGGCTCAAATATCTTAGGATATTTTTGAATAAGTTCTTCTATAGTCATAATAAGTAAAATTTAAAATAGAGGATAGACTTTTACATCTATCCTCTATGGTTCGTTAGATATAAAACGGAGCACCCCGGGAAAAACTTAACGTTTGTTTATAAATGATTTCTGCTACTGTATAACAAATAGCTTCCCGACTTAATTTTTTTTTACTAACTGCTCCTAGATATCCGGTTTTATCATGGCTCTCTACAGTGCAATACTAAGAGGACATTTCACGTAGTCGGTTTTATTACTACTGACTTCAATCTAGTAATGATTTTAAAAAGGTCTATCTCAGGGTTTCATAGTTCTTATGGGTCCACGCTGTCCTTAATCCTGCTACTAAGTATGATTATTTTTCGTTTGACGGAGCTCTATCATCATGTCGTACTACTAGATAACGGAACTGTTTGCTGATACTCGTCCTGGTAATTATAGTTAATACGCTATGTAGCTCCTAAGATCAGACCTTTTAATAAATAGCTATTGTACTAAGCCAATGCGGACCGCGGGTCGATGACTTACTCAACGTTAATACAATCAGCTAATGCTTTTATTTAAGTATAATGGTTTTACGGGTCTTACCCTTACCCATATACTCTCTATCAATAATTCCTTTGGATTGAAGAGTTTCTATACTCCTCTTTATAGTTGACGGACTTGTACCACACTCATCTGCCATACGGTATACACTAACAATTAACTCGTTAGTTTGACTACCAGCAAATGTACATAGATATGCATACAAGCCCTTGTCTTTTAAAGATAGCTCTGGGTCTCTCATAACTTCATTAGAGACTTGACCAAAGCCCTTTGCTAAACGTGGATTTATGCTTTTCATGTAATATGTGATTGTGTATTAGATGTACAAAGAATGTAGAGGGAGTCAAAGACTCCCATCTACACCTTACTCACTAACCCTAAATCCTAATCAAAGATATCTTTTAAGAAATCATCTACGTTAAAATCACTATCTGGACGACTACTTAGCTTTTGTGTAAGCTGTTTTAAGTAGGTCTCAAAGTTATAATGTGAATCTTTAACAATAGATATTCTCTTTATGGCTGTATTAACAGTAACATTATCAATCTCATCTTCTTCAACAGTATTCTCTTCTTCATCATCACTTCTATCTTTAAGTTCTTGAATAAGATTAATAATACTTAGTTTAAGCTTGTCTTCCTTAGATTTATCTTTAGAATTTAAGTACTTATACCTACCAAATGCTTCCATGGCTAGTTTTTGATGGCCATAAAAGGTAAGTAAAGTATATTCGTACTCTAATTCATCAGTAATCATACTAAGAGTACGTTGTAAGTCTCCTGTAACAGTAGACATTTCTTTAGGAGCATCTTCCTCATCTTCAAATAATTCTTGTCTTTGTAAAGCATTAGAGAAAGCTGCAAAGAATATACGCTCACGGCATCTAGTTCTCACGTAGCCAGGAATATTCATGGCATCATGAAAATGATCTTTAGAGTGGTTAAACTCTCTGTTTTTTAGTATCATAGCACTAATTATAAAAGAGGGACCTGTTACAGTCCCTCTTATGTGAATTAAATAGACTTTTCAAACTTAAGAACTAAGCTTGTTACTCCTTTGTCAGTACGTAGTTCAAAAGAGCTTACTGGAATGATAAACTCACCATGTTTAAGCACACCTTGGTTGTTAACTATAGATTTATCAACTGATTTAGTTGCATCCACTTTAACTCTTTTAGTGTACTTTCTGGTAACTCTACCCATGTTCTTGTAATTTTTCTTCTGCTTACGAACATACTGATAAACAGAGTTTGTAGTTCTAGACAACTCTGTAGCCAATGTTTTAGCTACATTATAGTCAAACTTAAGAGTGCCATCAATGTATGGCATTAACTTACTAATTTCTTCATTAACGAAGAATTTCTGTGGTTTTTGTTGATTAACCATCTTTTTTTGTTTTTAGAATTAATAAATAAGTAATTGGTTGTAAAAGAAAATAATCAGCTTAACGTACTGATTATGGTTGGAGTTCCTTAATGCTAAGCAGCTCAGCTGTTAGTGTCAGTGTTTTATTTACTACTAAAACATACTGACTAACATGAAGTTAATCAAAGCAGTAATTATTTTTCGTAAGCCCCCGTCACGACAGCCATATCATCTGTAGCAGCTCACGGTTGATCAGTCCTGTTTTTAAGATTAGAGCATGAGCGTGCCCCAACTAGCTCGGGTGCTAGCTTCACCGTCTTTAATTATTTATCCATGAACTCAAAAATGTAAGTATTAGACAAGGTGTCATATACTACCATCATTTGGGTTGCATCAGACCTATCATGTGATATAGTCTGAGGATTAAACTCTTCGGGTAGGTCATAAGTGACCTGTTGTAATTTATAATGTTTAAGAACATTGTAATAAGAAACAGCTATACATATTATAACTATACCTATGATAGCCACCATTATTTTGTTTATTGGTTTCATGCATTCTCTATTAAAGGTAAAACTTTAAGAGCCTCTTGATAATTATCAGCCCATATACGATAGTCTTTAATGATCCACATAGACTTACCAGTATCTGTGTTAATCTCATCTGGTGCCGGATCTAATTTGTTATTCATTGATATCCAACCATTACTGTTAGGTGTGTTGGTAACATGATCAACATTTAGATAGGAAGCAACCATAGGTTTTCTATCAGATTCAGTATAACCGGCACTGTCATATTCAGGTTCTTCACCCATGCAATAAGCATTAGGAGCTTCACCCCATACAGATTCATCGTTTAGTATAACTACTGGTAGCCATACAAACCCTGAATCTACACCATTAGGTGTTGGCGTTACTATGTTATTCTTTATAAGAAAGTCTAGTATACCAAGATTCTCTGAGTAATCTTTAATCAACACTTCGTTATCATCTAATAATACATTAGGCATGTTTACACTAGCCACAGCATATGGATGACCATCAGTAGCATCGTTAAGCTGTATAGCTGTACGACCATTCTCATACTTATGTAACGCTACGGTTACATTTCTAGAGATTTCAGACTCAATAGGAGTAAATTTAAATGTTTTCACGTTAATGAATTTAAATGGTTTAGAAAATAGAGCCCCCACGTAGAAACGCAGGAGCTTTTTGCTTGCCTTATGAAAATCTTAAAAGGTATTTAGTCTTCTACGTCTATGTAGCTTTATCTCTACTATAAAACATAGAAAGGCTATGTATAAGTCTGGCTTATCATAGCTGAAACCAAAGAATACTGTGTTCTTAATGAATTTTAGAGTAACTCTGCTACGTCTAATTAGGGTTTTTTCCATTTTGGATTGAATTAAGGATTAGTAAATGATTTAAGAAGTTAGTTTCCCCTTTGACGTAATCTCCAGGGATTCACTAACCATCCATATAAGTTAAACAGTCATGAGCAGGTATTTCTGCACTTCTAAGAAGCGTGACCACCATACTACCAGACCAGTAATAAGTAATGATAGACCTATGATAAAGAACACTGTCTCTAATAGGTTAAGTTTGTGAAGCTTTTTCATATAAGAATGTGGAAATGGTTACAATGTAAATGTGAGCCAGACATACGCTTTCGCAGAGCTCAGTCTATACTACTCTCACATTTGAACCAGTAGTGTGGTTGTTATGAATTTTGTGCCTCAACTCATAAAGCCTCTGATCAATGAAGTAGACCAGATAAACTCCTATAATAAACTACAAGCACATATATTCAGGAGTATGTCTAGCATACTTACTGTCTATGCGTGCATGCATAATAGAGGCTATTTTGTTATTAAGTAGCTCTCTGTACATGTTATGTACTATGTAATCAGTAGTGGCCCAACTAATAGCAACACAGTTATTTTTATGGTTGCTAATGATTACAGGATGCTTGTCAGCCATACTAGCAAACATAAAGTCAAAGTCAGTGTAGTCTGCTTTAACTCGGATTTTAGCACTGTAAACGGTGATTGTACCAATAATAAATACTTTATAGCCATAAGGTTGTGTAATTTTATTACTCATGATGAATTATTTTACTGTGTAATTAGAGATAATAAACTCTTGTTTAATGAGGTCATATTTGAGCTCTCCTTAACATAGTATAGAATACTATATAGTATCTATGTAATAGGGGTCAAATATGAGCTGTCTTAAAATACTTTGTCAAAATACTCTTCGTTCTTCATGTAATACTCACGAGCTGGGAAGATGGCTAACCACCAGCCTAGGAATAAGCTGTAAGCCATGAACCAGCCGTCAGACGTAATAGTCTCTATGTAGGAGTTAAAGAACAAACCTACACTGGATAGTAACAAGAAGAAGAATATGTATGAGACAAAGTAGATAACTAATAAGATGATAGATTTCATAATCGTATTATTAAGAGGGTGGTGAAATAAGTGTAAATACTCTCTCCAAGCCCCTCCACGTACTAGGTGGTTAATCAAGCTGTCTTCAAAGAGACAGTAGATCTATGATACACACCGTTTGCAACCGATAGTGTATTACTCGGAGAAAGTATTATTGGTAGGAGCCTTTTTATAGACTGCTCCTCCTGTCTTTACTATATACTAATGTTACACTGCAACCTTAACCAAGCATAGTACTCGTCAGTCTATCGTCCTTGAAGGTTTTTATCTCTGATGTAACATTAGTAAGCATAACAAACTCTGTGTGCGGAAACGCTCAGACATGCTGATTGTTTCATGGTATTACTTTTCTATGGTTATGACTTATATCATAACTTAATACCCAGATATGTTTGCACACAGAGATGTTATAGCTATTTAATCCGCTCTTAACGGTTGGTTTAGTGAATATTTTAGGGATAAAAGTATGAGCAGTAGGTGTCCTACCACTCATACAATCACACACGTTAGTATGTAATAACTACTAACACTCTGGACATATAGCCAGTATGTAGCTTAGCAAGTACTAGTTTCAGGTTAGTGAAGCTTAGTTTAATGTGTTGATACCAATTACGGAATACTTCCCAGGTATTAAACACAAGAGTCTTAGATCTTTTCATGGATGTAAGTTAAGGATGTAAGGATGAATGTGATAATGGTAACAGTAATGGAAATGTACATGGTAACGTACAAGCAGCCTATATAATTAAGCTGCTTGTACTACCAAGTTATACCCCAGCATTATGCTGGGTCACACCAATAGAGGTTAGTCACCTTACCATCATTGTCAAGGATTGGTGCTTCCTCTACTAATACAATACCTGGAATAGGGTCACCCTTGGTGAGTCCTAGTTCTTGTGGATTCTCGCACGCAAAGAAGCCAAACTTCAAGTTTGTCATCTGCACACTCATGATACGTTTCTTACCATTGATGGTTACCTCTTTGGTTTTAAGTACGTTGTTTACTACTACGATACCCTTGTCTGTTGTTTTGTGGAAATAAAGCATGTTTTTTGTTTTTTTGTTAAAATGATTAAGGGGGGCCAATCGGCCTAGGTGTAAGTGGGGGAGCCGATGGTTAGTAGGCCATCACACCTTCTATCACAAACTAAATGAGGGGGGGATCTATAGGTATACTAAGAGGAGGGGGGCTTTATACACAAATGTTGAAAAATTATTATAGTTAGTTTGGAATCTATTATTAAATTTGTTAAGTTTAAACTTATTAAGTATATTATAATATAAACCAAACAACAAATGATACACAGTTGCAACATCCACTGTCACTCTATAGATATAGATAAAGTGGAGATGATGGGTATAGAAGACAAGGGGCAATGGATGCCGTTTGCATTCCATCTAGGTGTAGTGGTGGCTATTAAGCTTACATCCCAAGAAGAGGATTCTTTTGTCTACAATTGCACCACGGTTTTTACAGAGCATGGGGATAATTACATTATTGACACCCCGTATGTAGAGTTTCTACCAATATTTACAGAATTTAACTTCTCATCCTCTACAGAAGAGGAAGGGGGAGATAATACTGATTTAGACTTTTAACAATTTAAACAAACCAAACGATGAGTACAGAACAAACACAGCAGGAGCCAAAGGTTCCTACAAAAGATGAGCTAGTAGCTTTCTTTAATGAACAGATTGAAGTGAAGAAGGCACAGTATGAGCTTCAAGAGCTAAATACTAAGTTGGCTGTGGCCAAAGCTGAGGAGTTAAAGGCTTTAGCTTTTATCAGTCAGATGACTAACCCACAAGCTATGGCTCAGCCAACAGAGCAGTTTCAAAAACACACCCTTACAGAAGATGACTTCCGTGCTAACCCAGAGTTAGAGGAAAGTGGTTATAAGGTGGGGGATGTTATTGAACTAGAGATGGATAGCCGTCCTTTGTCAGAGGATGAAATCAAAGAATTAGAGAAGGAACAAACAGCTAAAGTAAAAAAGCTTAAGAAGACTTCTTAAATGTAGTGTTTTAAGACAAGGGGTGTAATAGCCCCTTGTTCTTATAGATGTAAAAAAACCAAATTGTAATGGCAATAGTAAACCAAGTGGATAAGCGTGTACGGATGACAACCTGGGAAATAGTGAAGTACCAGTTGTTAACCCACTGCTATCTATATAAAATACCTGTAAGTGATGCAGACCTAAACTGCCTCACATTCTTGGCTATAGAAGGGGAACAGGAGCTAACGTCCTTCTGTAATAAAGCTCATAGCAAACAGATCTTTTCTAGTACACAATCTGTACGTAATTGTCTGACAAAAGCCGAGAAGAAAGCCCTCATTGTAAAAGAAGGGAAGAATAAAAAGAAGATTGGCATCAATCCTAATATTAAGGTGTATGCCAGTGGTAACATTTTGTTAGACTTTAAATTCTTGTGCGTTGAAGCCTAAGAAGTCAAAAGATCTTATACCAGAAGTGGCTAAGCAAACAGAACTTAGTGAACATCTTGTAAAAGAAATCACAGACTTTTACTGGCAAGAGGTGAGAAAGAGCCTGTCTAGTTTAAAGCATGCTCGTGTACACATAACCAATCTAGGGGATTTTACCATTAAGCATTGGAAGATAGATGATAAGATAGCTAATCTAGAGAAGTTTGAAGAAAGTAATAAACAAAAAGGTTTACAACAGATGACTGCTAGATTTAAAACAGCTGAGACATTGTTTGATCTAAAAGCAGTGAAGAAGTTGTTAGATGAAGAAAAGCAGAGGAAGGATTTTATTAAACTTCATAAAACTAAAAGCAATGGGAATAAGAGAGAACATAATAAAGATATGGAAAGCCAAGGGTCAGATCCTGGAGGGAGTGACTAATTCTATATTTAAGAAGGAGGATGTAGAGGATATTGCACAACAGAGAATGCATATTTGTAAAGCATGTGACACTTATACAGAAGAAGATGCAGGATGTATGGTGGCTGGCACTGGTCCATGTTGCAATCAGTTGATAGGAGGATGCGGTTGTTCACTAGGGTTCAAAACTAGATCCCTATCTTCAGAATGTCCAAAGGGACACTGGAAAGCTGAAGTGAGTCAGGAAGAAGAGGACATGATTAATCAGAAATTAGGAATTTAAACATAAACATATGAGCATTTTGAGATTCACACCACACGATCACAGTTACACAAGTATTAGTCCAGAGGACATAACTAAATGGATTTCAGTTACATCCTTTATTGGAAACTTTAAGCAACCATTTGACGCAGATAAGATTGCTGAAAAGACATCTAAGTCTAGAAAGTCTAAGTGGTACGGCATGACGCCAGAAGAAATTAAGCAAGCATGGACTAATGAGGCTCTAAGAGCAACCACATTAGGTACATGGTATCATAATTGCAGAGAATCAGATATATGTTCACTAGAAACATTAGAAAGACATGGGTCCACTGTACCTATCTTTAAACCAATTGAGATTGACGGTACTAAATTTTCTCCTAACCAGAAGCTCACAGATGGTGTATATCCTGAGCACATGGTTTATCTAAAGAGTGCTGGCTTGTGTGGTCAATCTGACTTAGTAGAAGTGATTGGTGGAGAGGTACACATTACAGACTACAAGACTAACAAAGAAATTAAGACTGAGGGTTTTACTAACTGGGAGGGTAAGGTGACTAAAATGAATTCACCTGTAGCTCATCTAGATGATTGTAATGTAAACCACTATGCCTTACAGCTTAGCTTGTATATGTATATTATACTAAAGCACAATCCTAGACTTAAGCCGGGTATACTAACAATCCACCATATTCAGTTTGAAGAAGTGGGTAAAGATAAGTTTGGTAACCCAATCACCGCTCTTGATACAAATGGTGATCCTATAGTAAAAGATATTGTTCAATATGATCTTCCATATTTAAAAACAGAAGTGATCAACTTGTTACACTGGTTAGAAGATAACCGTGATAACTTAAAAGCTAAACACTAATGAGAAAACCCTTATTTGTTTCTAGGATTAAAGAAAGAAATTTAATCTATACTCTTTCTGAAAAAATTTTAGAAACTTATCCTGATATCACTCCAGCTAATACACTTGTTATTATGGTGAGTCCGGATTATTCTGCCACCGTAGCCATGCATATAGCTCATAACTTAAGTAAAGATGGTGAAATGTGTGATGTACTTCCTATACATGTAGCCTATCCAGATGAAGATGTATATAAGTATGTAAGAAAAGCAGATCAGGATATTGATAACTGGCTTAAGTTTTCTGATACAGCATATTTAAATTATCTTTTAGTAGAAGCAGGTGTAATTCGTGGAGGAACATACACTTGGCTTAAAAAATTACTTAATAAAAGACTATGTGGTAATATAATTACTACTACCTTGTATGAAAATATTGGAAGTAAATTTAAAAGTGATATTGTAGCAGAATACTATGATGACACTAAACAAGACCTCACTTTCTATTTTGAAAGAGAAAATAAACATTGGAACTAATGGTAAGATTATTTGATATACATAATGGTAAAGTGGTTCCTAGTGAACACTGTTATACATTAAAGTTTTTAAAAGATATTATGGATGAGTATGGTGATGAATCTGTAAAGGTTTATACATACTTATTCTATATGACTTGTACTAACCCAGATTTAAATCCTTTCTTTGATATTCCAGAAACGGATAAAGAAGAAATTATTCTAGCAGAAGTGGATGCAGATTTTTCTACAGAAGATGATCTTGTAGTGAATGGACTACGTATGTGTAAGAAGATGTACGAAACTCCTACATACAGAGCATACCAGGGTATCAAGATTGCACTAGATAACATGGCCGGTTTTATGGCTACAGAAAAAGTGACATCTGGTAGAGACGGATCTGCTACAGCCATTCTTAGAATTGCAGAAAGATTTGACTCTGTTAGACAAAGTTTTAAAGGAGTGTATAGAGACTTAATGGAAGAACAACAGTCACAAGTAAGAGGGGGACAAAACTTAGCGTATGACCAATAGTAAAAACATGAGAGAACCAAACAGAGAACGTAAACAAGAAATTAAATATCATGTCACTCTTAATGATGAACAGAAAGATGCTAGACGTTTAATTATTGAAAACCAGATTGTAATAGTTACAGGTAGAGCTGGTAGTGGTAAATCTTTAGTATGTGCATTAAGTGCACTAGATTTCCTGAATAAGAAGCAGTGTGACCAGATTTTTGTAACACGTGCCACTATAGAGGTAGGTAACTCTTTAGGATTCCTTCCAGGATCTCTAGATGAGAAGTTTAATCCTTATTTAGAAGCATTCCAAGAAAACTTGGTTAAGTGTGCTGATAAGATTAAGATCCAAACTATGGTAAAAGATGAGAAGATCATTGCTTATCCTGTACAGTTTATACGTGGTAAGACAATTGATGACATTCTTGTTGTAGAAGAAGCACAGAACCTCACTAAAATTGAGATGTTGGCTATTTTAACCAGACTTGGTAAGACAGGAAAGATTATTATTAACGGTGATAATGAACAACAAGACACTAAACATAGTGTTACAGGTTTGACCTATGCTATTGAACTATCTAAAAAGATAGAAGAGATTAAGTGGATCAAGCTTAAAGAAAATCACCGTAGTGATATTGTTGGTAAGATACTAGAATACGAGTATAACAAGTAGTATAGTAATTGTAGAGTGACGAAATAGGCAGACGTGCCCTCCTGTCTCGGGGGTGTGGAGCTACTGATAAAGACAGAATAAAGGGTTGACCACTAACGTGCACATCTGTTCTGTTCCTAAAGTCCACTTGGTGGTTCGACTCCATCCTCTACAGCAGTTTAGGTTAACTGGAATGGCGTACACTTTTAACTGTAGAAAGGGCTGTGTACGTGATCGGTTAGAAATGCCAGTTGTAAAAGCAGATGTCCACGCACCCATCTTCTGCTTTCCTAAAAATATTAAATAAAAAAGCTATGAAACAAGAAGTTTACACAGATTATGAAAACATCAAGGAGTTTTCTCCAGTAGAGGAACAATCAGATGTGAAGTATGAGTTTATGCAAGATTGGATATTTCATCTAAATCCATACACTAGTTTATGGAATGCTATTCCTAGACACTTATACAATGGTTATTGGAGTAATTATGACCTAAAAGGTGTATTGCGTAGTAAAGACATTAATACACTATTGTATTTACTACATAGAGGTAAAGGAAACATTGATATTATCAATCAGATAACTAGCAGTGATAGTAAGAAATAATGTTTAGAGAAATACCTACATACGAAAATGGTCAATGGGACGTAACCACTTTTTATACAAGAGAGGAACTAAGAGACTTCTTGTTGTCTATTTTTAAGGAGCCAGGTAAGTACGAGTTTAATGAAACTAGTAAGATCTTTAACGAAGAGGGTCGTAAGTTTCAGAAACAAGGATATTATTGTGCGGCTCCCGTAAAAACCAAAGATTTTATTGCCTACTGGAATGATCAGAAAGCAAAATGCCGTAATGGTATTATTGTAAAAGACGGTGATCAAAAATGGTTTATAAGTAGGGACTACTACATGTGGTTAAACTTCTTACCTATTTATGACAAAGAAGAAAAAAGGTTTGACTTTGCTAAGGTGAGGGATGCTCAGTACCACATGGCTCTATATGAACATCTTGCGGAATTACATTGGAAGCACGCAATCATTCTAAAGAAGCGTCAGATAGCCTCCTCTTATTTCCACATGGCTAAGTTACTTAACCAGTATTGGTTTGAAGAAGGAGCTGTATTAAAGATAGGGGCTTCTTTAAAGGATTATATAAACGAGAAAGGCTCATGGAAGTTTCTTAATGAATATAAGAACTTCTTAAATGAACACACAGCCTGGTATCGTCCAGCTGAGCCTGACAAGGTCGGGGCATGGCAGCAACAGATTAAAGTGAGGATAGGTGGTCGTGATACTTATAAAGGTTTGAAATCCACGATCAACCTATACTCCTTTGAGAAAGATCCTACACATGGTGTCGGTGGACCTGTAACATACTTTTTTCATGAGGAAGCAGGTATCGCACCTAAGATGGATGACACATACGGATTTATGAAGCCAGCACTTAAGTCTGGTCACATGATTACTGGTCAGTTTATTGCAGCTGGATCAGTTGGTGATCTAGATCAGTGTGAGCCAATGAAGGAGTATATACTACACCCAGAAGAGAATGGCTTCTATGGGGTCAAATCTGACCTTATAGACAAGGACGGAACAATTGGTATTACAGGTCTATTTATTCCAGAACAGTGGTCTATGCCCCCTTATATTGACTCATATGGCAACTCTAAAGTGGAGGAAGCTTTAGAGGCTCTAGAGAAGGAGTTTGAGAAGATGAAAAAGGATTTAGATCCGGCAGCTTATCAACTTACAGTGTCTCAGCAACCACGTTGTATTGAAGAAGCTTTTGCTACCCGTAAAGTGAGTGTGTTCCCTCCACACTTAGTTGCCCGTCAGATGCAACGTATCCAAGATAAAGAATACTCTGTAGAATACTTAGAGCTTTCTAGAAACGCAGAGGGTAAGATAGTAGACAAACCATCCAGAAAGATTCCTATCATGGAGTTTCCTATATCTAAGAAGACTGAAGACAAGGAAGGTGTTATCTGTATTTACGAAAGACCTCATAAAGATCCACCATTTGGGATGTATTATGCTTCTGTAGACCCTGTTGGAGAAGGAAAGACCACTACATCTGAATCACTATGTTCTATATACGTATATAAGAATCCAGTGGAGGTTATTAAGGATGACGGTAACGGCAGGGTCAAGAATGAGATAGAACGTGATATGATTGTGGCATCCTGGTGTGGACGTTTTGATGATCTTAATAAAACCCATGAGAGATTAGAGCTTCTTATAGAATGGTATAATGCTTGGACCGTTGTGGAAAATAACGTAGCTTTATTCATTCAGTATATGATAAGCAAGAAAAAGCAGAGATATCTTGTACCAAAAGATATGATCTTGTTCTTAAAAGATATTGGTGCCAACCGTAACGTATTCCAAGAGTATGGTTGGAAGAACGTGGGTACATTATTTAAGGGTACAGTGTTATCTTATGGGATTGAGTTTTTAAAAGAAGAGCTTGATCATGAGACAAAAGAGAACGGAGACATTGTAAAAACAATCTATGGTGCTGAACGTATACCAGATATTATGCTTCTACGTGAGATGCAGGCTTACAGAGATGGGCTAAACGTGGATAGGTTAGTAGCATTTTGTGCTCTTATAGCCTTTGCAAAGGTGCAACAAAGTAACAGAGGACTGACTAAACGTGTAGAAGTTACAAAAGAAAACTTGGATAACTCCCAGAAATTTAGTAAATTAAATTGGAGCCCCTTTAGACATATTGGTGGCTCTAAAGGTAGTACATTGGGTTCTAAAGGCCACCGTAATCCCTTCAAAAATATGAAATAGATATGGAAAATCAAGAACTTCATGCTCAAAAGGTAACTATTCTTTCTAGATTGATCAAAGAAAGCTCTCTCACTCTAGAGGAAGCTTTACTTCTTTTAAAGGATGAACAGGAAGAAGCTATTATTAACCAGGCTCCACCTATGACATCTACAGGATCATGGTCTACATATGCACCTAGTTACATTACAGGAACTACTACCACTACAATGCCATTAGGGGCTAGTATATCCTTTACTAATACAATTGCTGATAGTTCAGCAGACTTAAATAATTAAATATCATGCAGATATACAATGCTCTAGATCTTAAATCTGGTAAAAAGGCTGATTATAACAAAATGGGTACACTTACCCAGCCTATCCAGTTTATAGCTGAAAAAGAAAAGGATGAGGAGTGGAGAGCATGGAACCTAGATTGGCTAGAGTTCCAAGGTATGAAACAGCTTAGACGCAATGCTCGTAGGCTCATGAAGAACTACAAGCTTGCTAAGGGTATTATTGATAAGGCTGACTACATTGTAGAAGAAGATAATGAGATGGCAGATCTCATTGACACTTTAACAAAGGAAGATGAATCTGCATTAGAGCTTAAATTCTATCCTATTATTCCTAACGTAGTAAATGTATTGTGTAATGAGTTTTCTAAAAGAAGCTCACGCATTATGTTTAGAGCAGTGGATGACGTTTCATACAATGAGATGTTAGACGCTAAACGTCAGATGCTTGAAGATGTACTTGTACAACAAGCTCAGATGAAAATGATGACTCAGATGATGGCACAAGGTGCTGATTTTCAGTCAGAAGAAGCTCAACAGATGATGAGTGAAGAGAACCTTAAAACTCTACCTGAGATTGAGGACTTCTTTAGAAAAGATTACAGATCTATGATTGAAGAGTGGGCTACTCACCAGATGTCAGTAGATGAGGAAAGATTTAAAATGCAAGAGCTTGAAGAGCGTGCATTTAGAGATATGTTGATTACAGACCGTGAGTTCTGGCATTTTAACATGAAAGAAGATGACTATGAGCTAGAGCTTTGGAATCCACTACTTACATTCTATCACAAGTCTCCAGACATCCGTTATATCTCTCAGGGTAACTGGGTAGGTAAGATGGATATGATGTCTGTATCAGACGTTATTGATAAGTATGGCTGGATGATGACTCAAGATCAATTAGAGTCTTTAGAAGCTATCTATCCTGTACGTTCAGCTGGATATGCTATACAAGGATACCAGAATGATGGTACATACTATGATCCTACTAAGTCACACGAGTGGAACACTCAGATGCCATCTCTTGCATACAGACAGTTTACGTCACTATACGATACTAAGTTTGGTACAGGAGATATTGTAGAATGGATCTTATCAGATTCTGAAGATACTATTGACTTTGGTAAGTCTCACTTACTACGTGTATCTCAGATCTATTGGAAGTCTCAACGTAAGGTGGGGCACTTAACTAAGATTACAGAAGAAGGAGAAACTATACAAGATGTTATATCTGAGGAATACAAGATTACAGATAAACCAATGTATAACACTTCTCTTTATAAAGAAAAGACTAAAGATAACTTGATCTTTGGTGAGCACATAGACTGGATTTGGATTAACGAAGTTTGGGGTGGTATTAAGATTGGTCCTAACAGACCTGCATTCTGGGGTATGAATAACCCTGGAGGTATAAACCCTATATATTTAGGTCTTAATGGTGGCAAACCAGGCAGAATTCCTTTCCAGTTTAAAGGTGACACAACACTATATGGTTGTAAGCTACCAGTGGAAGGTGCTGTATTTGGGGATAGAAACACCCGCAGTATTTCATTGGTAGACCTTATGAAACCATACCAGATAGGCTACAACATTGTAAATAACCAGATAGCTGACATCCTTGTAGATGAGCTAGGTACGGTTATTATGTTAGACCAGAACTCTTTGCCACGTCACTCTATGGGAGAAGACTGGGGTAAAAATAATCTGGCTAAAGCTTATGTGGCTATGAAGAACTTCCAGATGTTACCTTTAGATACGTCTATTACAAACACTGAGAATGCTCTTAACTTCCAACACTATCAAGTGTTAAACCTAGAACAAACTAACCGTTTGCTTTCTCGTGTTAACCTAGCTGGATATTTTAAGAACCAAGCTTTTGAAGTGATAGGTCTTAACCCACAACGTATGGGTCAGACTATTGCTCAACAAACTGCTACTGGTGTAGAGCAAGCTATGAATGCTTCTTATGCACAGACAGAGCAGTATTTTATTCAACACTCTGATAACTTAATGCCACGTGTACACCAAATGCGTACAGACTTGGCTCAATATTACCATTCTACAAAGCCTAGCATCCGTTTACAATACATCACTGGTACAGATGAGAAGATGAATTTTGAGATGAACGGTACTGACTTGTTAATGAGAGATCTAAATATCTTCTGTACAACAAAGACTAACTCTCGTGCTGTTATGGAGCAACTTAAACAACTTGCTATTAATAACAATACTATGGGTGCTTCTATTTATGATCTTGGTAATGTTATTAAGTCTGAGTCTATTGCAGAGCTTACAGGTGTTCTTAAGCAGGCTGAAGAGAAAACACAAGGTCAGAAACAAGCTGAAATGCAGCAACAACAGCAGATGCAGCAGGAAATGCTTGAGTCTCAAGAACGTCAGAAACAAATGGATATACAGTTTAGAGCAGAACAAGCTGATCTGGATAGACAAACTCAGATTACTGTGGCTGAAATTAGAGCAGCCGGATATGGTGCTAACGTAGATATTAATCAGAATCAAATGTCTGATTATCAAGACGCTATGGCTAACATCCAGAAACAAGATAACTATCAAGATACTATGAACTTCAAACGTGAGCAGGAGGTTAATAAGAACCTAACTAATCAGCAGAAGTTAAATATTGATCGTGAAAAGTTACAAACTCAGAAAGAAATAGCAGAAAAACAACTACAGATTGCTAGGGAGAATAAGAACAAGTATGATGTAGGTAAATCTTCTGGGAAAAAGTAGGAATAATTATAGCTCTATTATCCACAGCTTAGATAAAATTTTTACGGGATAAGTAAATTTTTAAGATTTAAGTTGTATATTAATTATGTAGAGATACACATAAAACCAAACAAAAAATGACTGATAATCAAACCAGTGTACAGACATCTGTGCAACAAGTAGACCTTGACATTGATAGTTGGTTAGGAGCCCCAGGTGCTGACAGTATTGTTACTCCAGCAGAAGGTGCTAAAAAAGAAGATCCTAAACCAAACATTTTTAGCCAAGGAAAAGCTGATCTAAGTTTTCTTGATAAAGAAGATGAGGATGAAGATAATAACAGTGATGTTTCTGATAAAACAAAAACTGTAAGTAAAGAAGAGACAGATCATCTTCTGGATAATTTAGATGAGTCAGATGATGACTTTACATCTAAAGGAAAAGGAGGAAGACCTAAGACAGAAAAGTCTGGCTTAGTAGAGTTTCTTAAAAAACGTATAGAGTCAAAGGAAATGTTTGCCTTTGATGACTATGATGAAAGTAAACAATCTCTAGATGAGTACTTAGGTACACTTGGAGAGAAAGATATTGAAGAGTTGTGGCAAGCTAACGTAGACAATATGAAGTCTGAGGTTGCTGCTAAAACTCCAAAAGAGTTCTTTGAAGCGTTACCAGATGAATTACAGTATGCTGCAAAGTATGTAATGGATGGTGGACAGGATCTTAAAGGTTTATTCCAGGCTTTGGCTCAGGTAGAACAAGTGAGATCTTTAGACCCAAGAGATGAGAATGACCAAGAAGGTATTGTCAGATCTTACTTACAAGCTACTGGCTTTGGTAATGAAGAAGAAATTGAAGAAGAGCTAACTACCTGGAAAGATCTAGGTGTGTTAGAAAAGAAAGCTAAACAGTTCAAGCCAAAGCTTGACTCTATGCAAGAAGAAATTGTAAAGAGCCAGATTATTGAACAAGAAGCTAGAAAACAACAACAAGAACAAGCAGCTGATGCTTACATGCAGAATGTATTTGAAGCTCTTAGACCTGCTGAGATTAATGGATTAAAGTTGGACAAAAAGACACAAGCTCAGTTATATAGCGGTCTTGTACAACCACAGTATCCATCTATTAGCGGAAGACCTACTAACTTGTTAGGCCACCTTTTAGAGAAGTACCAGTTTGTAGAACCAAACTATCCATTGATTGCAGAAGCCCTTTGGTTGTTATCTAACCCTGAAGAATACCGTCAAACATTGACTAAGCAGGGTAAGAATCAAGCAGTAGAGCAAACTGTTAGAAGTTTAAAAACTGAACAATCTAGAAAGAATACATCTACTTATCAAGAAGATGATGAACCAAGATCTAGAAAGTTAGTTAGACCTGCTAACATCTTTAAAAGATAATTTACTTAACTTATTTATTATTAACCCTTTAAATTTAAAAGCCTTATGGCAACTCCAGTTTTGAACAATGGTATATTTCTACGAGATACCAGCTATCAGACTAGCTCGCACGTAGACAGCTACCACCTTTCAAACTTGCTGAAGTCAGCAGAACCTACTGATTTAGGTCCTGTGGATTTATGGGCTATGGCACAAAAAGTAGAAATGCCTTTGTACCAGATGTCTAGCTTTGGCGGTAAGAACGTTATCTCTGTAGATAACGCACGTGGTGAGTACAAGTGGCAGATTCCAGTAACGCAGGATCTTCCATACATTACAGAAGATATTGAATCAGCTAATGCCACTAAAGGTATTGATGGTCAAACCTTCAAGATTAAACTTAATAAGCGTTCTTTTGGTCATGGTGATATCATCACTTATGACAAGTACAATGGTGTTGAAATGTACATCACTGCTGATGATATTATCCCAGCTGGTGACGGTTTTATCTACACTGTTCAGTTGGTAAACAACGACAATGCTAAGTATTTGGATAACAAATATCTTAAAGTTGGTACTAAGGTGTTCCGTAAAGGTTCTGCTCGTGGTGAGTACGGTGAAAGATTCTCTGACATCGGTAACATCAACGCTGGATTCCGTGAATTCTACAACTATGTAGGTGGTGCTGAAGCTCACGTTCACTATTCTGTTAGCTCTCGTGCTGACTTGATGATGAAAGGTGGTATGAAAGCTGACGGTACAGTTCCAGTTATTGAAATGTGGAGAAACTTTGACAAGAGCACTGATCCTTCTGTTTCTTCTCTAGAAGACATGGCTAACAAAATGGGTAAAGATTATGTAAAGAAAGCATACCAATCTGGTCAGCTTACTCGTACATTCTTGACTACTATGGAAGCAGCTCATTTGACTAAGATTGCTAACGACATTGAAACTTACTTAATGTGGGGTCAAGGTGGTAAAGTTAAGCAAGATGGTCCAGATGATATCCGTCTATCTGTAGGTCTTTGGAAGCAGCTTGACAACTCTTACAAGCGTATTTACAACAAAGGTTCATTCAATCTTGACTTGTTTAAGTCTGAGATCTTCAACTTCTTTAATGGTAAAGTTGAGTTCCAAGGTCCAGATCCTAAGCGTGAGTTGGTTGTACAAACTGGCCTTGGTGGTATGAAGCTTGTTAACGAAGCTATTAAGCGTGAAGCTATCAACTCTGGCTTGGTAATCAATGCATCAGAAGTAGGAGCTATCACAGGTAAAGGTATGGATCTAAACTTTGGTTTTGCATACACTCAATACGTTATTCCGTTCTTGGCTAACGTTAAGTTTGTATTGAACCCAGCGTTTGATAACATCCACACT